ACTACTCCTTAGGATATTCTTAGGATTGCGTTTGAAGCGTCGGCTGTTGGGAATTGAATTGTAAAAGTTCCTGATGTTGAAGTTTTTACTGCACCAAAATCTAAAACCATTACCGCTGCATTTGTGTTAGTAGTAGCAGAAGCATTGGAATTATAGATCACGGCAGCTTGTGCTGAAATTGTAGCACTGGTAAAACTTAAATCACTGAAATCAATAAATGCTGTTGCACCTGTACCCGCAGCACCAGAGTTTGTTAAAGTACCACCACCTGCAGAGTAAGTTCCTGAAGCACTAACTTCGTTAGTTGCGGAATATGCAGTAGTAGTATTACTTAATGTTGCTGAAGCATCATACAGAGCTAATTTAAAAGCGTCGCCACCAGAAGCACGAAAATCGTGTTCGCCCTCTAATAGTTCTACTTTAAAACTATCACAGACTGCTTGTGTAATTGCCATCTTTATTTACCTCCGGGATCTACTGATCTAAGAGGAATACGGAGGACCCCATCTGCGTATTCATCTCTACGTTTTCTGCCCATTTGAGTCTGTGCTAAGTTTTGCACAGCCTGAGCATACTTTTGCTCGTATAATTGCACATATGGAGGATTTTTCAAGTAGGAAAACGCTTCGGCTACTGTTCCATAAATTAAAACTTCAGGTGCGTTAATAGACAACCAAGTCGTAGTTTGACTACTGGATAAATGATCGGGTGTTTTATTATACCATAGTTCAATCTCATAAGCTAAATCGGGCGTGGGAGCAAATATCATTGTGTTCTGATCCCAGTTTGCATAGTATTTGGGTGTTCCTGTATCGGAACGATCTTTATTATATTCATCAATAAAAGTTGTATCTCTTTGTTCTAACCATGTTCGATCGCCTGTAATTTGATCTTTTATCTGAACTCCTCGCTCAAATGCAAAATCATTAGGCATCGTGATAAAAGGACTACCAATGGTGAAACTAGAAAACTGAAACTTTCGAAAGGCATCGAGGTCAAGTTCTCGCTGAATCTTGTTTTCAACATTGTTAATAAACACATCAATAACAGAATCAGATAAAACTTCTGATTCTACTTCAGTGTAATTACGTACATTGGTTAATAATTCAGAATAATTCATGATGTGCTCACTGTCACTGTTCCTAGTTTAATAAATATTTTAGTATCTTTATTTTTAGTGGAAGGTTTCATTCCTGTCGATAAAAAAGTATTAGCATTTAAACCGTCAGAAACAGCATAGGTTTTGGTATTGGCTATTTGAGGTTTTGCCATTTGAATAGCTTCAGGGTCCGCTAATTGTTTTTTTGTTTGAATTAATTGTGGATGCTTAGCTTCGAATTCTGAAACATGGACAATGGAACCGTTCCATTCTTTGACCATTTCTTTATAGGGAAAAGCTGCTCCCGAGCGATCGGATATTCTTTGTGAGTATTTACCTGTTGCGTATCTTGCCATTATGAACCTACAAAGTAATTCTGAGGTGTGAGAAATACACTATCTCTACCACCGTCAGTATCTGCTGCTCTTTTCCAAACATCTTCATACTCAAATTTTAAATCAGCCATTCGTTCAGGGGCTTTTTTCATTGCAATGTAGTATGCAAGTCCTGCTACTAAACAAGGATAAAATCTAAAAGGTAGATCTGTTGTATTACTGTAGGCCCCCGCATCTTGTATTCTAGTTAAGGCATTATAAACAATCGTGTATGATTGATCTGCCGCCGGATAAAAATACATCACTGGATTAATCTGACCGTCGAAAAAGAACTGAGTTGGTCTTCCTGTTGTTGATTTAACGGGAGTATTTAAGTATTCAGCTCTACTGATTTTATCCACGGTGTAATCAGTGGTTCCGTCTCGAACAATAACATCCAAAACATCAACGATATCAGAAGCAAAATCAGCAGTGTTGCTTTGATCATTTGCCGAGATAGTTGCTGTTCTTTGTTTAATTGTCCAAACATTAATGCCGCGGTTTGCCCATTCAGCAAACATGATATTAAGAACACGTCTAGCAGAATGTATGTCGTATCCAGTACGAGTCTGAAGACCACATCTCTCATATGCTTCTTCAATAGCATCATCAATACTTAGATTAAAATCAGTTGTTCCCGAAGTTGCCATTATTTTTTCATTTTCTTAACAGAACCACCGTACATATAACCCTTGACCATTCCGCCCTTCATCATTTTAACGGGAGATTTGCCACCTGTTTTCATGTAGGTTTTTTTCTTACAATTTGCCATTTTACACTCCTTTGTGCTTAAAGCTCAATGTATCAAAACCTTTTAGAAAATTCTACTTTGTTTTTCTCTTTTTTGCTTTCTTTTTTCTTATCTTTTTAGAGGGTGGATTGGCCATTTGCTTAGCCATTTGAGATCTACTAATTGTCATTCTTAGGCATATTTTCTTTTAACCAAGAAATATCATTTTTGATAACAGCCAAATCCTGTTTAATTTCAAGTAATAGTGCAGGGGTTCCTACTGTATCTGCTTCTAAGTTAGTTACTCTATTTTCTAAATTAGACCAACCTATGATTACAGCAGCAAATAACAGCATCCATCTTGTTATCAATCCGCCCCAGTCTTTAAGTTTGTCTAATTGCATAGTTTTTTATATCATTTTTTATTTTATTTACAATCCATTTTGCCTGCGTTAGCAGGGTTATCACAACTGTTTGGATTGGACATTCCTAAGAAAAATTCTAATTGAATAATTTTATTTTCCAAAGATAAAATAGATGCTTTAACATCATAAAGATTAGAAATATCTTCTACCTTTTCTTCTAACTTCATCATCTTTTCCATGTATATTTTTTGAGAATTCCATATTTCACCTGCAAGAAATACATTACCACTGACCACGGCAATAATAGATGCTAAGATAGATAAAGTTTTAAAATTAACTTCAATTTTCATTACGCGCCACAGCTATCACAACCATCGTCGCAGATACACGGATCACATCCACATGCTATACAATTAGTTAACATTTCCATCTTTTCCTCGCTTGTCTTAATCTTGAATTGGGATCTTTAGCCGCTTTGGGAAATTGTTTCATTTGTCCCGCAGAACGAGCACAGTAAGACTTTCTTCTTTTAGCGTCTTTACTGCCGGGTTTTACTTTTCCTGTAACTGCGGTTTTTAATTTTGAACCGGGGTTCTCGGCTCTGTAGCGCTTAACACCGGCTTTGGTCATTCCCGCTCCACTTTTAGTAGAGCGGAAATATTTTTTAGTTTTTGGTGGTTGTTTGTCCGCCATTATCCTGTGTAGAATACATTTACTGTACAATTAACAGTGGTTACATTCAAGTTTGCTTTGAATAAAACTCCCTGTTCAGGGATATTCATCGCTACGTCGGATGTACCACCGGTCACTGCTACATTAAATTTAGCAGTCGCACCATCGTTAAAGGTTACTGTGCCGTCATTGCCTGTAGCACCTACACCAATAATAAATCCCTTAAGACGTGATCTTTGAGAATTTATTTCCGTTGTAGCTCCGGCTGCCGCACCTTTAACTAGAACATCGCTATCGAAGGCCATGATTTACCTCCTTACGCTACTTCTATGCCAGTAGTAACATCCACAAAAACAGAACCGTTACCAAAACAAAGAGATCCTGTTAAAGCACCTCCGCCTGTCGCATCAGAAACATAGATTAGTAAACCCGCTGTTGCTGTAGAAGGTAGGGTTAGTAATGTATAAGTTGGAACAATAAAACCGTTATCCGATAATACTGGTCCGCTAAATGTAGTATTTGCCATATTAAACCTCCATGGTTGTATAGACCTCGTCACACAATCTCTATACCGTCTGCTAGCTCAGTTCATGTGACTTGTTATGCTAGGACTTAAATATAAGAAAATAATCTAGTGGTGTAAATAAAAAAGGGCGGATGAAACCGCCCTTTTTGAAAGGATTTGTTTATGAAAAAACAAATGTTCCTATTAGGAACCTTGTGAACCGTATACACAACGTGGATCTGAGAAACCGAAAGAGTATCTCTCTCTAGCTTTGTATCTCACGTTACCTGTATCGAAATCACCTTCCATAGCTGTTGCTAATGGAGTTCTTACGAAGTGTTTGAATCCATTAGGTGCGTCAGTCATAATGTAATATGCATCAGTATCTGTTAGATAGTGATTTACTCTATAACCTTCAGGCAACATTGACATGTTCACTAATGCGTTGATGTCATTGTCGGCTGTACCTGTTCTCAATGTTGAGTTTAGGATTCTATCCGCTACGAACATTAATTGAGGTGGGACAATCATTTTTCTTGCTTGTACAGCAATCTTTAGTCCTCTCTCATCGATGAATTGAGAAATATCAATCATCGCCTGCTCGAGTGATGTTTCGTTAAGGTCTGCATCAGTTGAGTTTCTATTTGAGAATGCTCCGCCACCTACAGTTGGGTGAGCAGCGTTCACAAGAGACACACCGTCACCGCCGGGATTTGAACCAGCTGCGCCAGAAGATGCGAACGCATTATTTAATACGTTAGCAGCTTTGATCTGTTTTGTGTGTGCCATAGATCTAGCTAATGCTTTTGTGTAACGTGCTGATAATCTGTCATAAAGATTATCTTCCACAGCTTCTTCAGTGATAGAGAATGCTAAAGCAACGGTCTCATGTGAATAACGTGCTGTGTAAGCTTCG